GTGGCACGGCCCTAGAAAAAACGCCCCTATGGCTCTCTGTGGCTTTCTGGCGTGTGCTGTTGAACCGTGATGTCTTGGCCTTGTGACATGGACTGCACAAGGGTTGCACATTGTCGATGGTGTTACTGCCCCCAGCTGCTAATTCAATGATGTGATCCACCTCGGTTGCCCTATCGCCACACATTAAGCACGACCTACCCCAAACCCTAAAGCAAGCAGCCCTAAGGTTGCGCCATTGTGTTGTTGTGCCTTGGCTATGCGCTCTGCTCATGCCCACTCACTATGTTGTACGCATCCATAAGCCCACGTTCATACTTGTAGTTCGCTGGATGTATGTCCAAGATGTAATCCGTAAGTTTGTCTAGTCTTTCTTTGTATGTTGCCTCAATGATGCTGGCCAATTCCTTTGCATCCTTGATCTGTTCTTGCAATGCTGTGTGATCTTTCCTTAGATACTCAACCATTGCTACATACTCCAATAACTCATCGTGCTTTACCTGCACCCATCTCGTCATGTTGTTTAGCGTAACCCAAACTTGCCACCCGAGCCGATAGGTGAGCAGGGAATGGCATTGGATCAAGCCACTCGCCACCGTCACCGCGTAGGTTTGGTTGGTCATGGGTGCTTTCGCACAATCGCGCCGTGTACCTTAGTGCTGGGTGTTTGGATGCCAGGCGATTCGTGTTGACATCAGCTGCTAAGGCTCGCATTTCTGCTGGTTTCATGGGCTAATCAATCCATGTCGAAGTACGCCATCTAACGGCGGTTCACCCGAGGATTGGTCGGGCATTAGTTATACTCTTAACTAGAGTGTTGAGGCTCACGATGTTAGCATCGATACAAACGGCACGTGGATTATTTCTTGGCATCCGCGTGTCGTTTGTTTTATATCAAATCTTTCGGGCCTAGTACTTCGAGATACTTGTCCCACTTGCCGCAACAATGCGTGACCCATAATCTTTCGTTTGTGTCAGGATCAACACCAAAATCAACGGGCTCAAGTATGCTCGCACATTCCGGACATGATGCTGGCAGGTTTTGAGCTGCTAAATAGTGGCCCTTAATCTTGCCTTTAATGCTTGCCCAAACTGCATCAGGCCCTAAAGGATCTTTCATAATGCCCTCCAATACGTTTTCTATTTCATCCACGATTTTGCCATTTTTCACAAAAGCCACATGGCTTGCCTATGTATACCCATCCACCGCAACCACAGCGCATGATGTCCGCATCAGTTCCCATCAAATAACCTCGTCTGCTCTTGTACCTGTCCACCGCGCCACACTGCCAACATTCGGCGATGGCTTGACTTGCGGTCTGCTGGTCTTTCACCACATCGCCAAATCATGCCAGATCGTGCAACTGTGTTAAACGCTGCCCCAATGACTTTGCCTGATCCGCCTGGTGCGCCGATCTCGTTGACTACATCCTCGGCGGTAAATGGTTTACCAGTACGAGCCATCTGGCGTATGCAGATCACTGCCTCGTCATGCCAGTTCAGCTGTGATTCCTTGGCAATGGTTATGCCCTCGGTTTTGCCCATAATTCCTTGATGCCGACAAATCGCGCAATACTTGGGCGCATCTGCCCCATGCTCACAGATCATGATCGATCCCAAATTGCAGCGCATCGCTCGCCCTCGCCACCTACTGTGCAAACGTAACCAGCGTAAGGTGAGCCATCTTTCTTTAGTCCAGTCTTTCGGCGCATCGCACCATGACGACACGTCGGAACACTTAGATCAGGCTCATCAGCCAATGCCCAAGGGTCAACTTCCTTTGGCTTTGCTGGCCCAGGTGCTTGGCGATCTTTAGCTGCTTGCACCTCTTGCTTGGATGCAATGCCCTTGGATAAACCAAGCCCCAACGCCGCCAGGCAACGCCCCCATGCTGATGTTTCTAGATTCTGGAGTTCACTGCCTCTTGTGTAAGGTGTTTTGCCCTCGATCAGTTCGGCGGCTGTGCCGATGCCTGGTCGCTCATCATCTGGTGTCCGGTACGCATAAGCGATGCCCCACATCATTTGCGGTGAGCCGTCAAGAATGCCCTTAAACTCAAATTGCAATGAGCCTTGAGGAAAAGTTTTATAAAACTCTTGGATTCTTTCTTGTACGGTGGTGTATCCATCGAGATCAAAGCCAGCCATCAGATCTTTCTCCAACCGTCAGCGATCATTTCATCTTCGATTGAGCGATGCCCTTGCGCCCATCGGCGATAGTTAAGTTCCTTGCGCCGTAGTGCTTGCTCTTGGTGATTATTCTCTACTGCTACACCGACAACTAATCCGATGATAAAAAATACACCAAAGCCTAAAATCGTAAGTAGTCCCATGCCCTGTTTTCCTGTTCTATTTGTCGAGTTCGCTGGCCTTGTATCGCTTAACGCCGCCGATGCGCTTAGGCTTTAATGCCCCTGACTTTTCCCAACGAATGAGTGTGCGTTCGCTCACCCGTAGTTTGTCAGCTGCTTCCTTGGCTGTTAGATACTTTTCCATCTGCCCTCTTTCCTTAGTGACATAGTATGACAATACCTGACAATCTGTCTTAGTTATTCCTCGGGCGTGTCGTCATCGCGCAGCGGCAGTGTTACTAAAAACACCGCAACCCCCACGATAATCAGTAACCCTGTGACTTTTTTTGCTGATCCATCTAGGGTGAAATACGCGATGAGTAGGCCAACGTATGTGTAAGTATCAGCAGTTATTGCTGACACATACTTCTTGAGCCATCTCACTTTATTCTCCTTATGCTAGTTGCTATTTGACCGACTAGGACTGCACCGATAACAACGCTTTGTGATTCCTCACGTTGCTCTGGTGTCATGTCCGAGCCAATATTCATAATCGCCTCAACGCTTTTGGCCAGTTCCTCAAATCCCGGAATCGCTAGCAGCTGTGTCGGTACTTCCAAAGTCACCTCTTGCGGATCTAGGCTTGGAGTCGGTAATGGCTCAATGCTTGGGATAGGAGTTGGCGATGGTTCGGCGGTTGGTTCGGGTGTTTCTACAATTTGCACTGGCGTTGGTTCTGGTTCTGGCGTTGGTGTGGGTGTTGGTGACGGTTCTGACGGTGGTTCTGTTGGCTCTACTGGCGCAGGGGCTGGCTCATTAGTGACCACAGGATCAGGCACTGGCGTATCGCTCGGGCTTGGTGTCGGTGTTGGCTCTGGCATCGGGGTGTCGCTCGGTGTGACTACTGGCTCGGGTATAGGTGTTGGATTAACTGGAGGAGGTTCAGATGGTAAAGGCGTTGGCTCGATGGTTGTGGTTTGGCTTGGTGATGGTGTTGGTGTTGGCACAATCCCTGCGTAGTACCTTAAAGGGCTATCAACGGGCAATGAGTCACCGATGTAAATTGTGTAAGGGCCAGCAAAACCACCCTCACAATAATGCTGGGCGATGTTTCCCTTATCGGCAAAATACCGGTTCGAGTTATCCCAACCAATCTGACGTGTCATCTGCTCGCCTTGTGGAGTCGCGCAAGTAACTGTCGTGAATGCTGTTTCGGCGTATGCGTTGGGCGTATGCACTAGCATCGTGAGCCCTACGATGAAAGCAACCAAAGCCACTTTCAAAGGTTTATTCATCAGACCAATTTGGCCTTGATCTGTCGACCATCTAGGACTATCGGCGCAGCTGAATCATGCCAGATCCAAAAGCCCACCGGCATTGACGGATTGCAGTCGATGGTATGTGACCAGTGCAAGTGATAAACCTTGCCATCCCAGCCGCCGATGTTCTTATCATCGTGGCCAGTTTCATCAAGTTTGTCAGTGCCAGGGTAACGACCAAAGCGGCCACGCAGAACCGAACCACCCTTGCTAAACTCAACGCGCAAGATAGTTATCCATTCCCATTGGCCAGCCTTGTCGACCTTGTAAGCAATGCCCTTTGGGTATTCGACCCATGTCCAAGTTTTTGGCGGTATCGATTGTTTAGACTTGCCGCTCTCTACTTTCCAGAGTGTGCTCATTTGTCCAGGCTCTTGTCTGCATTTGTAAAAATGTCATTAATCTCTGCATCGTCAAGTGAGCCATCCTTTAGGAATGCCCTAGCTAGTCCCTCGATTACTACGGCTACGCCACCAATGCCAGCGATGATAATTGCCTTGGCTGGCTCTACACCTGCTACCGCTGATGCGCCAACGACTGACAGGCTAGAAGCTGCAAAAACTGCGACCATGCGTAACAAAATGTTTTTAGTCTTATTCATGATGCCAAGATGTCTTTCGGATCGATGTCTTTACCTGCTGACCAGCGAATGTTGTCGCGCATCTCAAAGTGCAGGTGTGGGCCTGATGAGTTTCCTGTCGATCCCACTTCCCCAACGATGTCGCCAGCCTTGACCGTCTGACCTGGCTTGCAGCGCACTGCGTTTAGATGTGCGTAGATTACCCAGCCATCAGCGACCTTTTGGACAACTTGCTTGCCATAGGATTTGCCCCAGTTTGCGTTTTCGATCTTGCCCTCAGCTACTGCTAGGACTGGAGTACCGGTAGGCACTGCAAAGTCAACGCCTGTGTGGTAGCCCTTTGACCACATCTTGCCAGCCTTTTTGTAGGCGGTTGTGATTTTGCCGTTCTTAATTGGTAAGGCCATGATTTGCCCTTTCGTGTCATGGCCCTGTGGTTGAGTTTATTCTGGCAGTGGTGTTGATTCTGCAATCTGCTCTTGATAGTTTGCGTATTCTTCATCAGTCATTTCGCGCACTTCATCATCGATTTGCATAAGTGGTTTTGTCATTAACTTGCTCCGTATCCATAAACGTAAATTGTGCCGCCAGTCATTGTGCCAGCTAATGGCGTAATGGTAAAAGATGTAAATGATGTGTTACTGGTTTGCACACCAGCCATGCTTCCTGCGACTGATGAACCTGCAAAACCGCCGCAAATTAAAGTTTGCTTTGATAAAAACGGATTCATTAAATCAACATTCATGCTTAGGAAATCTGTTGTAAGCCATCCCGCTTGACCATATGATGATCCATTGCTAGTGGATGCAATCAAACCCGTTCCAGTCGCATAAATTACTGAATTGAGCGCGCTGTTATAACCAGTCGCTGTCGATCCTAATTGCAAAGTTAAATAATTAGTTCCGCTTCCTGCCCCACCAGCGATTACTATTTTGTAATTTTCGTAAGTTGCACTAAATGCGGCGGTAACAGTAACACTTGAAACTGCTGTACCAATAGTCTGTTTTTTAACAAGACGTAGGCCCGGGTATGTTCCACCTAATGCAGTAAATAAAGTAGTGTCAACAGAGCTGCCAAGTGTGCGAATTGCACTTGCACCATCCTTGACATACGCGGTGTTGTCAGGTGTTGTCCACGAGTAATTAGTGGTCGTTGCCATTATAGATCATCCCATTCTTGTGTACTTGGAGTATAACCTGCCCAAGTGGTTGTTGGCGGTATTTGATCCCAGATAATACTTAGGTATGTTTCGGAGTATGCCGAGCAAGTCAGGGCAAGTTCGGCGGTGTATCTGGTCAAGTTCCATGTGTAGCCCTCTACAAAGCCGTCAAAGGTAGTGCCAAAGACTGCTGGGAGTGCGCTGGTGTTTATGCGTAGGCCGTTGTAAACGGCGGCTAGGCTGTCTCTCTTGGCATCTGACACGGTTGGCGAGTGCAAAGGGATTGTGATTGTTTCTGGATACATTCTTGGGTAAGCCCGAGATTCTAAAAAGTCTTGGGCCTGTGCCAAAGCAGCTGATGCGTCATGCAGTTGAGTGCTGCGAGATCCAGATAACTGGCCGTACTGGATGATCGAATTCTCATCACGGGCTACTTCTGTACCTGCTCGGTATGTTACGTTCACATCGTTTACAATCTCGCCCCATTGTGCGGCGGTGCGTAGGCCACTGGCCAGAATGTCGTCAGCAGTGAGAGTTAGTGGGATTGCGCTGGCTCGGCTGGCGTAGTCGTCATAATACAATTCGCCATTGCCACCTTCCCAAAGTACGCCGCGACCAGAGTTGGCTGCATTGATCGCCAACGTATAGGCATCATCCTCACCCGAGTTGTATGCCATCAACTCATAAACGCCAGGCACATCAACATTAATGACTAAATTGTCGACTAAACTCACATTGGTTGCATCGTAACTAGCCCAAGTGGTTTCGGTTGGCAGATCGTTCCAAGTAATTAGTGGGCCAACATCTGACCACGATTGCAAAAATGCCTCGGACAGGATGTTTAAGATTCGTGTGCCATCAAACTCTTTGGCGTAACCTGCCGCCCCGACCAAGTGACGATTTAGCTGCGACAACGGGCCAACGGCTGTGATCGAGTAGATAGCGATTGAGCCATCTGACCCGTATTGAGCCAGGCTGATGTCAATGTCCGAGATAATGCCCTCAAAGATTTGCTGTGTGCCTGACGTGCCTTTGGCGATTGACACCGACACAGATTGACTCAATGCCACGTTCAAAGGCTCACTGGCATCTGTCCATAGGCTGATGGATGCAAAGCCTGGCTGTGGCTGTGTGGTCACGTCATTGCGACCCATGCGGATTGAGATCGATGAGATTGTGTTATCTGCGTAAGTCGTACCGCCAGCAAAAGTGACTGTCGGATACGGATCGTATGCAACCGTCACAATGTTGCCCCGACTAGATTGATCGCGCCTGTACGGCGTGAAGAGTCTTGCAGTAGGCGTTCGATGCTACGGCGAGCAGACTCACCATCAATGACACCGTTCATGATTATGGTGACGCCTGATCCTGCACCATTGTCCGGTCGAATTGATCCAGATTGACCATGTGGTACAAATAACTCTGGACCAAATTCACCAACACGGTAAGCACCATCACCCATTACTGGGCCACCGGCAGCTCGACTACCAACAGCCCTGACGTATCCACCCAAACGCTTAAATGGATTCATAAAATCTTTTAATGGTTCAGGTACTTTGTCGTAAAACTTCATGTACCCCTCATAGGCTTTTGTTACAGATTCAATTGCGCTTGCAAATGTTTCCATTGCGCTTGCAAGTCTTTCTAAGGTGCTTGCACCATTTGCTGCGTCTCCACTTGTAATTTGGTCAAACAATGCTTTAAATGCATCTGCGACTGCTCTTAAAGATCCGCCTAAACTGTATGCGCCGTCACCCTCAAATTGACCAGCCAATTCTCTTGCGCGATTACTTAATCCTTGTGGATCTTCACCACTGAATCCTTTAGCAACGTCATTAACTTTTGTCAAAAGATCCGACATGACCGGCAATAGTTTTGTGCCAATTGCTTCTTTTGTTTCATCAAGTCTGATGTTTACAATACGTAATTGACCCTCAAATGTTTTGGATTCTTTATCAGCAAAGCCACCAAAAGTTTTGGTAAGTGTATCCATGACTGCATTCGTATCGCCACCCTTTAATACTGTTGCGTCTAAACCAAGTCCTAAACGACCAAGCGATGCGTTGTTGCCATCATAGGCTTTACCCAATGCAGCTGTAACTGGTTCTAAATCCTTGCCAGTGGCAACGCTGATGTCCAAAGCAAGGTTAAGCAATCTTTGTGCATCTTCTACATCTTCGGTTGATCGCAATAATCGGGCAAAACTTGGGCGCAACTTGTCATCTTGAATGCCCACACGCAATTGAGTTTTGTCAATATAAGCTTGAACGCTGTCAACCATTTCATCATTTGCGCCAACTGTTTTTCTTAATTGCTCTTCTAAAATGCGGCTGCTGCGCTCATCCTCTGCGGCTGCCTTTACTGCATCAACGCCTAAAGCAACTGCCAAACCGCCAACAGCAACTGTCACCGCTGCAATAGATTTGGCCATTTTTTTGCCATTGGCCCGTATGTTTTTTTCAAGTTTGTTTGTATCTGCATCAGCAGCAGAAATGCCTCGACCAAAATCACTAACATCAGCAAGTAGGTTTAATTTAAGTGTTCTGACGTCAGCCAACTTGATCCCATACCTTAATTACATGTCTGTCAACAGCTTCTTTCCAACGCCTTGTCAACTCTGGTTGTATTTGTTTCAACACCTTAAAGATGCCATATCCCTCATTGCCTCTACCTTGTGCACGTGATCGTTCAGGAAAACGTCTGCCACCATTAGCGAATGGTGATGGCCCGCCAAACTCAGAACCAAACAAAACTTGACCGGATACCGCGCCGCCACTAAATCGGCCTTTACTGCCACCGATTGTTACGTTAGGTACTCGATCTTTATTGGCTCGAATTGTAGCCGCGACCTTTTGCGCTTGTGCTGGAAATGGATTTAAGTTGTAACTAGATTGCATTTCCGTTGCTGACCATTGGCTTATAGAAGTTACTTCATCTTTCAAGGCCAATTTGCTATTGTCATCCATCTTGCGAAATGCCGCATACAAGCCTCGCAAATCACTCTGATCAGGCTGGATTCTGATCGCTTGCTTATTAGCCACGATGTCCATTCCTCTCTTGTATCAGCGTGAGTGCTGTGTTGATGTCTGCGAGTGACCATTGATACAGATCAGACAACGGAATCCCGGTGACAACTGCTATTCTGACGAGTCCGTCAGCAAGTTCTCTTTTGGGCTTTCCTCGACCACCTCAAAGGTTTCAAACTCATTGGTGACCCATGCTTGTTGGCTTGGTAACTTTGTATGCCCTTGTGCCTTAGCGGCCTTATAAAGCATGCAGCTGATTACATCCAACGAGCCTTGGCTCATCTTTTCTGCCGCCTGGCTAACTGTGTAACCGAGTTCTCTTTCAATCTCAATCCACAGCCAAGCGTTATCATCACTCACTATGTAGTTATTGCCCTGTTGTGTTGTTACGTTGTATTTCATAATGGTTGCCCTGTTCTATTCGTTAAGTGCGGGTTACTGTGCCATCCTCAACAACAAAGCTGAGGCTGGTGGTCAATACGTCAGTGGCCGCGCCACCAACGGTTGGAAATACTGGGAATACGTTGCCAGCGAATGTGTCACCGTTTACATCAAAAGTGAATGCTAGTGATGTATCAGGTGCGCTGTTCGCTGCATCCCAAAGTGCCGAGATGATGCCAGCGGATGATGAATCATCCAGGTAAAGTTCCACGTTCAATGTGGCGGTCTTGTCTACGGTCTTGTATGCGCGACCGGACAGGACTTCAAGAACCTGCTGGTTATTTTCGCGCTCAAGGGTAACGGTTGATGCCTGATCTGCGTATGACACCGAGTTGATTGTCAGTGTCAATGACCGACCAGTTATGTATGTTGCTGGCATGACTTGCCTTTCCTAGTTGGTTGTGACCATCTCGATGTTGAGTTGGCTGATTAGCATGTCGGCGTTTCCGATCTGCTGGACTGTCGGCTGTGACCATCCACCCAAAAACGAGATGTTATTGGCTAGTAGATCCGTGACTGACAAGATTAAGGTTTCCAAGTTTGCTAAAGCCGCTTGGTTGTCGGCTGCATTAACGATGCAAGTGATGTCAAAGCGCACATGAATCCGCGCCCCACCAATCGCGCCAACGGTCATGTAAGGCGATCCCGGCACTAAGACAATGGCTGGTGGCGTGATGTTTTCATTTGGCCATGCGTAAACAACCCGACCAGCAGCTGCGAGAGTGCTGGCGAGGTTTGCACGGTATGTTGCTAAATTAGCCAAGATAACCTCGGGTGTCTAAGTGCTTGCCAAGTAGGCCTGAAACTCTGGTCAGCATGGAACGGCCAAGGCGGTACGGTGCTGGGCTTTGGAAGTCCACACCTTGCTGGCCTAGTGTGCCTGTACGAGTGATCCAAATGTCGCACGCAATCGCTAAACAGGCCTCCGACACTTCTGGGTATCCTGTGTCGTACATTGTCGCCTGGCTAGTCAATAAGGCTCGGCCATTTGGAATGACCTTGCGCTTTGTAATGTCTGCGTTTGTGATTGCAGCTTCAAAGAATGACACGCCGTACTCGTCGTAGCCAACCTTTGTAACAGTCCGTGAACCGTTAAAAGGTGAGCCACAACCTGTGACAGTCAAAGCCTGACCCACCACAAATGTGTTGTCGTAGCAGTAAAAGCGAGCGACATTGTTTGTCAGCTGAACGCCATTGATGGCTACGTCATCAAAAATCAAATACGAAAGCAAAATGTTTTCGGCTGCATCTGCAACCTCTTGCACAATAGAGTCGGCGTAAATGTCGCCAATACCCAAAACGGCTTTTAACTCACTGATGGTAATCAGTGCCATTTTATCCTCCTATTGTGTAAGTGTGTGGAGGGCACAGGGCCGCACCCCCCACACTTCTAACTAACGCTGACTTAGGTCAGGTTAAAACGACGTACGCCACCAGCGGTCAAAACGCCAACGGCTAGGTAGCCGTAAAGTGCAGTTTCGATTTCGCCAGTTGTGACTACGTTTGTTGACATACGCAGAATCGGTGATTCGTAGATGGCAACTGCTGACGGAACAACGATGAAAGCTGATTCGTCGATAGTTGTTGATACTGCGTTGCTGTCTACATACAGATCAAGACCAAGCACGTTGCCGCGTAGGCTTTGTGGGCCAGCAACTCCGCCGTTGTTCTGTGGGTTGTATGCGTTGTAGATTGGGCGACCAGTTGTGTCGGTTGCGCCCATCAATAGTGACCACTGTGATGTGCCAGCGATGTATGCGCTTGCAAGTTCGCCAGTTGCTAGGTAAGCAGCTGGGGCTTCTGTGGAAACGTAGGAAATGATGCCAGCGGATGATGCTGCAACTGCGGTGGCTTGTGTTCCACCTGCGGTCAATGCTGCGATAACTGCTGCATCAGTTGCCTTGTTGTAGGCGCGTGTCATGTTGTCGACCATTGCCTGGAAAAAGTCTGGGCTTGAGCGTTCCAAAAGTTCTACTGAGTAACGCTGCATACCTGCAAACTTGTTCACGTCTAAGTTGACGTATGAGGACACGATACCGGTTTCTGATGGGCCAGCACCTTCGTTGGTGTCAGCCACGGTTCCGCTAGTCGTAATTTTCGGATGTGATATGACCATGCCCGAGGCAGTGATGGCGCGTGAGCCGATTGCATCGATTGCTGGGCGTGAGCCGATGGATGTATCGATTACCTGGTTTACATACTGCACTGGGGTGAACGCTGGGTTCGTGCTGAATGAATCATCAGCAGCCATTACGTACTGCGCTGAATCATGGTTTCCAAGCTTTGCCTTGACACTGTGCTCAAGGTAAGTTGCCTGTGAATTGATTGGGCTACGAGGCTTAACGTAGGCCACTGGTGCGGCGGCGTGAACAACCGCGGCTGCGGTCACTTCATCTGCCACTGGTGCGGTTGTTTCTTCCACTGTGATCTCCTGTGGTTGTTCCTCGGCAGGTTGTTCCGCCTCGGTGGTTTCTGGGTTTTCCTCATCGGCCTCTGTGGCTGCGACTTGGGAAATCTGTGCATCTTTGAATGCTGGGTTTGTTACATGAGCAACGGCTTCAAGTTTTGCAGCTGATACGACCATCACGCCCTTTTCGATGGTGTATTCGCCGACATTGGCCTCGATGCTAAAGGCTGGGCGCAAGCCCTCCGATGCTTCGACTAACGCATCATTGCCAGCACCCGTTGGCGCAATCTTAAACGCCATTGAAATGCCAGCAGGTGTGATTTCCTCTGATCCAGCAATGCCACGACCTAATGGGCGTGTCCGGTCATGTTCCATGTTCAAAACAATTTGACTTGGGTCAATTTCGCCAAACGCGCCAAACTCAAAGCGCACTGGGCCAGCCGATGTGTTGCCAACTTTGGCAAAAGGCACGACAAGTCCCTTGATGGTTCGGGTTTCAACATTGGCCGCTAAAACTTGGCCCTCGAAACTAAGTTGCATTTTCATTTCCTCTCGGTGCAAGATCCATTTCCTCACGCGCTTCATCTACGCTGATTAAGCCGTAATCAAGCATTTTGCCAAGAACTTCGATCTGCTCTAGTGGGTTTCCGCGCAAGTAGTCGTCAAGATCGAACCTGACCTTGCTACCGCGTGGGGTCACATCGTTCATGCTTAATCGTTCCTCGATGCAACTCATGAATGGGCGCAATGAGAAATCAACAAGGCTTCGGCGTTCCTGGCTTACGTTGGAATAAGTCGCGCTAGCCGATTCGGCGTTGATGTACCAGGCAGGGATGTTGCACATACGCGCAATTTCTGCGGCGGTGTTCAAGCGCGACTCTGTCAGCTGCATTTGTCCAGCATCGTATCCAAAAGTCGTGACATCTAATGGGCCTGACAAGTAGGCAGTCGACCGGGTGGCTCGGGCTTGCTTCCATTGCGCCAGTAGGCTCGACACCTGCTCTGGCGGTAGATCCACGCCACTATTTTTGATTACCATTGTTGGGTTTGGCTCGCTGGCCATTCTTTGTACGGCTTCCTCAAGTTTGAGCGCAGTTGAGATTGTGCGGCCACCACGATTGAGGATTCCCTCATCGATGCCACTAAACATGATTAGCGATCCCACACCAGTCATAGGCAATAGGCCGCCCTCGATATAGAAACCGTTAACGATCTCTTGAGTGTTCAAGTCAGTTGTGAAAGTCACCCGAGTTGGATCGATTCGGCGAGCCTGTATTGGTCGGCCATCCTCTGGATTTACTTCTAGAACCTGCCAGAATGAACGACCATGAAATAACAGATCCTCGACTGTCCAAGCCATAGTCACAGCTAGTGGGATGGCTGGATCTGGCTGTTCAAGAATTTTGCGACCCTCGATCTTTGCGCCTGTGATGTCGCTGTATGAGTTCAGGCCAAGGGTTGCGATAGTGCCAGCGATGATGTTTCTGGCTCTGGCAACTGCTGGCACTTGCATTGCGCTTGAGCGGTCAACGCGAAAAGTATTGAACGGGGTGAAATAGGCATCTTGATAAAACGGAATCGCGATGCCAGCCCTAGCCTCGATCTGTGGCTTTTCGGTGGGTGTACCCAGCAAAAAATCTATGAATCCCATTCTTGCATTTAACCATGAGCAAATGACATTGGTGTAATTTTGTCACCGCTTGTCACCTTGTTGCGCGTGTTGTCACACAGATCGGCCAGTTAGTCCTAGTGGTCTTGATCCCTCTTTGATAACTGGCCGACCTCGGGTGAACCCAAGGCAGGGTTATGCACTGATTATAGACACACTCTGTTGCGGTTCGGTAGCGTGACCCACCGCCATGACCAAAGCAACCGCCGCGCTGATCGGTACTTGCGCCGCCCTGCGAGCGATGCGCCAACCGCCGTCACTGGCTGGCCGTCTAGCGCAACTGACCAAATGGCTGTGCATAGTTTCCTGGGCTGGGTGTAGCAGCTGCCGCGACTGCATCGCGTTCATTGTCTGATCGCACATGATTGCAAAGTTTGCCGAGTTCCAAGGTGTTGGCGCGACCGGTACGCCAGCCTGGCTAAGTCTTGGCGCGATCCATCCAGCAGTGTTTGGATCATAGGCCAGCACCCTTGGGCGATAGCGGCGAGTCAATATGGCGATCTCGCCAGCCAACTCAAGATCATTAATGCCACCCTCTTTTTTCCATTCGTGCAGGAATACGCCAAAACCTGATTCGCGTTGTTGGATAGTTACCAAGCAAGCAAGTTCGCGGTTAAAGTTCAAGTCCATCGCCATCCAAGTTGGCAAGCCATCCTCCAAAGCCACATCTGACTCGCACTCGTTCCAAACTTGCATTGGCCAAGGGCTGTCGATCGCATCCACCCACATACACAGGGTCTCGGTCTTGAACGCATCAGGGCTGTCAAAGGTTGCAGCGTCTTTAATGTTTTGCTCGTTGATCGTGTACCCCATTGCAGGGTTTGCCATTTTCCAAGCCTCGATGTCGTCAACCGATGATCCTGCTGGTGCGCTGTATTCGTAGTACCCCATGCGATCGCTAGCGAAAGTCAAAGCACGGCGGCGTTGTTCGTTTAAGACATTGCTCGTCAAATCGCCAGCGTTAGATGTCCAAAATACTTGGGCATTGGGTCTGGCTCGGGTGATCGGTGTGACCGCTGCCCATGTGGCCTCGTCAATTTCTCGGAGTTCATCGACATACAACAAGTCGGCGGTGCTACCGCGTGGCCCCTCGCTCGTAGCTGCTCGGATCGAATACTTGCGGATTCGCTCACACTTCTCGCCACAGGATTTGGGGTAATGGTGGCAATAGACTTCTAATTCCTCTTGGCCGTTTGTCCGGGATACTCGCTTGATTCGTTTACGCATCCAGTCAAGACTTTCGGCCATGTCGACTGTCTGCTTAAAAGTGTCTAAAGATAGTTGCCGAGTCTGGGACATGGCGATGGCGTTCTTTTCACCGAAGACATAAAGGCCAGCAAGTATGCGCATCCGCATCATGTGGGTTTTGCCATTTTGCCGAGCGACTAGCACTCCCACACTTGACCGCGCCCATCGCCCATTGGGCAAAACTTTTAAGGCATCATCTAGGACATGAGTTTGCCAAGGTAAAAGCGGTACTCCGAGTTCGTCAGCTAGTGCCGCCACCACTGGCCCTGCGCTTGGCAGTTTCAGGCTTGGACTTTCTATCCTGGGTTTTGAGTAACCGTAGATAATCTCCGACATGGTTTGTCCCGTCATTTTCCTCGCCCTGTTTTCCTGTGGTTCGTGTTTCAACTGTCAAGTGCAGCTGCTGGAGTACGTTTAAGTATTTAGCCGCCAATGGTGTTGCCTCTTTAAGATCGCCCATGTCAAAGGCACTGTCAAGTGCCAAAGCAATTCGCCTGGCTAATGTCATGGCAGCAACATCGGTGGGCGCAAGCCAGTTCGCAACTGATAGTGCCGAGTTTAGGGAAATGAGTATTCCCATTGGTTTATCCTCTGGCGGTTCTGGTTTGTTCTGGGTCATGACCTAGGCCTTTCGGTTGTTGGCGGATCGAATCGGACCAATCGGGGAGAAATAATACCATACGGCGACCACC